CCTTCAATAAAATGTCAATAAATACGTCAACGTCATTGAACGAAAGAGCGTACAATAATTGATTTATTTTTTTTTTATCAATTTCCAGAATTAATCCGAAATCAAACAGAATGAACTCATGTTCGCCGAATTCGTTCAGTTTTAATCCGATGTTACCTCTGTGTAAATCGCCATGTATGTAACCTTTGTTTATACCGTTTATAATCATTAATCGCATCAACTGGTTTGAGATGTTTATATTGTTTAACGAATGAATCGTGGAGCATTGAATAAACTCGGTGACCAATATGGAATCATTCGTAAGCGACGTGTACACTTTTGGTATATATATACTTGGTTCGTTTGCAAAGGTTTCCGTCATAAGCTTCATATTGTGACATTCGTTGTTAAAATCGAGTTCTTTCAAGATGTTAAGTGAACACGTTTTTATCATTTCATACAAATCTTGCACCTTTCTTGACCTAGGATTACAGTTTTTAATCACTTTCATGATATCGATCATTACTTTGAAATCGTTAGTGAATTCTTCGACTACATTGGGTTTACGAAATTTTATCGCCACTTCGCTGTTGTTGTACCGTAATTTGCCTTTATGAACTTGTCCTACAGACGCAGATGCAACAGGTGTTTCATCAATTAGAGAAAATATATCCTCGGGGGTATCATAATAGTCCACCAGTAGTGATTTTAATACGTCGAACTCAATTGGGTCTACGTTGTTGTGTAGGTCTTGTAACTCTTCAATATACGGTTCGTCAAATATATCACTTCTGGATGCAACCAATTGTCCCATCTTAATATACGCCGGTCCCATTTTGACAATCTCATTTTTTATCCATCGTGCATTATCACGTTGAGTGTAAGTCTTTCGAGTCAATGTTCGGTTGATAAATCGTCCATAAAACAAAAACGGTTTAATGATAGGAAATGCATTTTTATAATACATCAGGTAAATAGTATAATATAAACTATATTAAAAATATGTTATATACTTTATATTATATATGAACGCTTTAAATGTTTCAACACCATTACATAGACATATTTGTCAACGTAACAATAGGCTTATTGTCCATTGTTCAAGCAACAGACCCGATAGAAAATCGAACAAAGAAAAACGCGAATTCTTAAAACGGAAACTGAATATTTACAAAAAACGCGACATTGAAATGATAAAAACTCGACAGAGCGAATTTAACGCCATGATAAAAGATTTTTGTGTAAACGACTTTATTGCGTTACGCGACATTATCAACAAAAAACTAGAAGAACAAGATACTGATGAAATGGAAGATTACGATTTACCTTTGGAAACATTAAAGTCAACAAAAGACGATTACATCCGAGAGGAATAGTTAAATTAGTGCAACCTTAACTTCTTTCACCTGCTCACTCAACAATTTATTATGTAAGTCCTTTCTTTTACACTCTTTCATATTATCAAACGCCGCACAATTATGAATTTCGTACATCAAACAATTCGTACAAAATTTGTGTTTACAAAATTTGCATTCCAAGTCCAGATATTGAGTCTTTTTACAATTTGCACACTTCCCCATTGTATATTATATACTTTGATAATTTGTGCTTAAAATTCTTTAAGTTGAAATTATCACATCTTTACAAAGAGGACATTTATCGTGTGCTTTTAACCACTCACTCAAACACAATTCACAAAACGTGTGTTCGCATTTCTTTAACTTTCGTTTACATGTATGAGGTATATCAAGGTATTCATTCAAACAAATACAACATTCACCGGTCAAATCATTGTCAACAAAACTGACAAATTCGCATATATTTGCAACCGGTTGAAGAATTACGTAAGTATCGTCTGTAGGATCCCTAGATCTAGTTCTAGTTCTAGGTGTGGATTCATAACTAGAATTACTGTCAATACTATTTCTATTTCTCTCTATAACATTTTCTTGTATGCTAATTGAAACCACCTCCATACTTTCTGTATCAATATCGATATTAACGTTAATGTTACTTACATTACCTTGATTGACTATATCCCCCAACTTATGTAATATATTCGATGTTATTTGTTGTACAGATGGTGATGTGCCAAATGTATCCATATCTTCCCTATTCATACAATTCAAAATAATATATTTGGTAAATTTAAACTCAAACACTACCACGTTTGTTTTTTACATCGTTATATTCGTTTTCATGCAATAGATTATAAATTTTGAGTTCATTTATTCGACCCATACGATAAGACCTTCCAATGATTTGCATTTTTAAACTGGTATCCATGTCTTGATAAATGATAATGTTATCCGCTTTTGTCAAATTCAATCCACATCCATATGTGCTCGCATTTGCGACAATGATTCGTATTGTGTCTTCTTCAAACAATTTAATTGTTTTGTTAATGGCTGAATTATTACCACATAAGGTTCGGTGTTTATAATGTAACTTGTCCAGAATGCCATTGATTGATAACAATGTATTGTCATAAAGCGTAAAAATGATGACGCTTTCATTTCGTTGCATTATTTCTTTTAACACGCTTAAAAGTTTGTCATTTTTGGTTTCGCGTTTTGTATAATCTTTCGATTGAACAGGTTTCAATATTTTGTCTATTGTGATGTTACATCTACACAATGGACATTCCATGATATGATGTTGTAATAGTTTCTTCACACAGTGCACACAATACATGTTCAAACAGCACGATAACATACACATTTCCCCTGGAGTGTTATTCAAACATATTGGACAATAATAATCGGATTCATCGACTTCGTCCAATTCATTTATTCTTTTTCGTATCTGTAAAACCTTTTTATCTATTTCAAGTATTTTTTCTTGTATTTCTTTGAATTTTTGATTCATTTTATTTTTGGTTTCAACAGATACACTTTCTACTTTTTTCAAATACTCAATTTTATGCACTAGGTTTTGTCTTTGTATAATCGACGTTCTACACACATACGATATAAGATTTTCTTTCGTGTCTACAGGACATCCCATGGCTTCCAACGCGGAATCGTTGTCGTAACCGTTCAAACAACGAATGACATTGTCTGATATGGTTCCGTCCAAAATACGCAAATGGTACGGATTGTAACAAACTTTATTGTAATTATATATATTCGGTAAATTTAAATATCGATCTACATATTTGTCGTTAAGTTTTATAATGATAAGATTCAGTATTGGGTTGGCGGTTCTGGATTCTAACGTTTTGAATGTGTTCTTTATGTACCCGTTGTTCACTATGCCTCTACAAAAAACTTTCGTAGGCGTTCCGTTAATTTTATCATACTGTATATACCCTCCGCTCGCAAATAACAAATTCGTTGTGGAGGAAGACACAAACCAAACAAATCTTGCTTTGGGTTTTTGACACGCCGGTAATTTAATTGTGTCTGCTTCGTCAATAATGACTCGACTCCACGTCCACGGACACGTTTTCATGAGAATATTATAATACGAAGCCCCGCATATCACAATATCATATTCGCTGAGTTTGTCCCATTCTCCAAGAATGTTTGGAGTTACAACAATGTAAGACAAACTCGTATTTTCGACAATATATCGTTCCCAAACCGATTTGATGATATGATTTGGTACAACAAGCAAATTACCACCTTTTATTTCCATATACGAACGATCATTCATGATGTAAGCAAAACTTCCGAACGGTTGTTTTAAAAAGGGCTGTTTATGTAGTCTACAACTTCTTAATATCAATCCCAGTACACAAAACGATTTTCCACTCCCGACTTTATTCCCAAGTATTCCTATTTCGCTAATGAGATATTCGTGTTCCCCTACAACTTGTTTTTGTTTTTCCAAATCCAACATTGCTTGAACTGTCTGCAGTTGATGTCGTTTCAAAAACATGTTCTTAAATCCCAGGATGGGTTCACATTCCGGGTAATCATCATTTATGGTCCCATGTATGTCAATAGATGACCTCAACATGTGTTCAGACTCCTCCATGTTTATTAACATAAAAATCAAAATTCTTAATTGTCTTTTTAATTGTCATAATAATCATTGTAGTTATGTTCCAACACCTTGTTACTTCTATCTATTGATAATCCACGACGTGGCCGCCAATCTTCTTTCATGTACGCTCTGCGTCTTACGATTTCGTTCAAAGTGGTCATTATGTTATCAATTTCAACTTTGATTTTCCTTCTCTTTTCGGATTCCATATCCCTAAATATATATTGGTTTAATCTGTACTCTATTCTGACCAGACTGGCTTTGTAACCGTTCACATCTGTGTCATACACTTGTGCCATGAAAACTTCAATATCGTTTTCGATTTGATACCAAATCATTTTGTCTATGGATTTGAATAATTCCTTTACATTGTCATTAATATTCAAATTGTATTGATATGTTTTTTGTGGATATTCTCTCTGATTCTTGAATGGTACGAAAAAAAACACATACAAAAGAATAATCACATTGACATACATTAACAAATCTCTCCAGTTTGATTCCATTTATAGTTAATACAAATAATTTTTTTTGTTTATTATATAAATGGTTGTATACAATGCAATAAGCGCTAAACAGTTGATTTTACAAGAATTGGAAAATCCTCAAATATGGCAATTCAAGAATAAAAACACCTTTAACGAAAAAGACTTACAAAAAATTAATTACCTCAACAAATTAAAACAATGTGTCAGAGAACAAATGGTTTTTCAAGTCAACAAACAAAACAAATACCTAATTAAACTGATTGTTATTGAAACAATTTCGGACATGGAAACCTATATGAGCGAGTTACTGGTTGGGTTATTACCACTTTCTTCCCAATTTGGTGTTAATGTGCATGCGTTCATCCGACCAAATCTTTTGGTTCCGGGTTCTGTCGCAATGTTCATCATGGATCACGTGACCATGGGTAACGACTCACTCAAATCGATGACCTTGTATCAATACAGAAAATCAACTATGTATAACCATTCGGACCTTATTCGGTTACTTCACAAAACATTGATTTCTTTTTATACCATTACCAACGGTTATCACGCGGATTTACATGAGAACAATATAATGGTTCTGTTGAAGAAGAACAAACTGGTTGACGTGAAAATAATCGATTATGGTATGTTTACACCATTTACAAAAAAACAACATCAAACAAAAAAGACGTTTACCGAATTCATGAATCTGACACAAAAGACATTCAACAATATGAATTCACACAATTCAGCCATGTTCCAAGGCGATCAAGTGAAATATCATCCATCAGGGCGCCCGGTTCGGTCAAACAAATCACTCCTAAAAAACATGTTGGGTAATTTGCAACAATTGAACAAAGTTAAAAATGTGTCCATTAAATAATCATTTGAATCTGATACCATGATAACGATGGTATTTTCCGTTTCTTGCTTTTGAATTCTGCACACGACAGCTCCTTTCTTGTATGAGTACAAAAACATTTCTGGTGTATCTCCTTCGTTTTTGTATTGATAACAAAATAAACATGATTGTTTGTATGTTCAGTGGATATGTTCTGACAAAACTTGGTGTCGGTGAATAGCACAATGCTATTCTCATAGTTTGTTTTTTTACTAATCGTAATGTCCTCGTATTTTGGATGAACAAAACTAAGGTTAATCTGATTCAGTTGTTTTTCTTTGTTCAACTTGATAGGAAACTCACGGCGCGTTGTTGTTTTACTTCGTGGAACTTGAACCGGCACGAAAGCAATTGGTCCTTCGCTGTGTTTCAAATGAATGGAACATCGTTTCACAATTTCCGGCGTGATGGACGAATCGATTTGATTCACCCGACCGTTTGCTATTTCGTATCGTGGATAGTATATTCTTTTTATGTTGTCTTTCTTACTTGAACCTATCATTCTCAAACCGGTATTGTAAACACTTAAATCGGCGTACGTTCCTAGATATTGGGTACATAGATCAATCGAATCGTTTTTGTTTTCGACAACATCTGTACAAATGAGATGGAGCCCAAACAAATCATTTTCATCCGCG